GGGGCGGGAACGTCTACGAGATCGCCGAGAACCTTCGTCAACGCTTGCACCTTCTCGATCAATCCTTCGGTAGGATCGGACGAAAGCGCAATCGCTAAGTCGCCGAGTGCTTTGAGTGTTGCCGCTTCTTTCGATTCACCGCTCGATAGTTTGATAAGCCGACCGATCATATCGGACACTGAATCCGGGCTGTCGGCTTCCGCGATAGTGGCGATAGCGGCCGCGATAGCCTTGAGCTTATCGCTGGCTTCGGTCCCCAAATCCGAAGGTGATTCTTTCGCTATCGGAGCGATTACGCCCCCGAGTTGGGTCGTCAGTTCGCCGAGAGCCTTGCGGAACTCTTCCGGAACTACCGCCCCGTCTTCGGGTAGTGCCGCACCTTCTGTCACCGCTTTGGTGATAACGTGCAACTGTTGAAGCGCCGCGGTTAGCGCCGTTTCGACACCTTCTCGGATATTCGCGGGAAGATCTACTTTTAGCAATGTGGCCATAGTATTAACTCCGTCTTTGTTTTTTATGGTCAAAAATCGACGCTTGTTTGCGGCGCGATCCACGAGTGATATTTCGACCGGAAGAATATCACGTAGACGAAACCTTGCGCCCGATTTCTCTACCATGATCGCGCGCAAGACTTCGAGTAGTGTATCCATTCCGTTGTTTGGCATTCTGTGCCCTTTTATCCTATTGTGACAGTTGTGCTACTTCACTTCAAGATTTCTCTTAGCTTTCTGTCCAATTCCATACATTTTAGTAAACCACTAAATTCTGTTAGCGCAAGCTTTCTCGAATGGCACTACCGCCAATTGAGAAACCGGTAAACACGCCTTTCTTGATTTGGTCCCATAGCATGTCGTCGATAATACGTGCGGCTAAAAGCCACGTACCGATTGGAAACGTCTCCCCATTGTGAGTTTCGACCGCTTTCGTAACGTACGTTTCTAGCACTTTTATGCCGGTTACGGGGTTGCCTGCGTGCATAAGTAAAAACCGACCGTCGGTATTTTCCATGTACGCGTGTGCGGCTTTCGCTACCTCTAGAGCGGTGTAGGTATCACCCTGTGAATCGGCCTCGTCGGGAACCAAAACGACGCCAAAAATAAAACGTTCTTCTTGCGAGAGCTCGCCAACTGTCACCGCCGATTTAACAATTCTGACTGCGCGATCGCAAACGTCGCATTTATTCACACCCTTTTGAGTTTCCGCAAGCATGCGTCGCGCGCGATCTTGCAACGCGTTCTTTTTATCGGAAGTCAATCCCGGCGCGTTGCTTTGCGGAATACGCGCAATTGCGTTTCGGAGGTGGGGGAGATCGATCTTACCGTCGCCGTCTTTTACCGGAAAATGTCGCAACGATCGCGGAACTGTTTTCCCCTCACCGTCTTTCTTCCCGCCGGATTCGATAAAAAGGAACGAGCTGTCGGGAAGATCATTAATAAACGCGCGCGACCAAACAGCCTTTTCGGTATCGCCACGTACCATCCCGGGCATAACACCACGCTTGCGAAGTTCGTTCGCAACGAGCTCGTGCGCCTTCCGCACCTTCTCGAGAAGCGCTTCGTTGTCTGCCTCGTAATCGATAAGGTCAACGAGACCGCCACGAATCAACAACAACTCTTCGTCGGGAGTGCTCGACAACTCGATAATGGTCGGATTTTCTGCGAACGATCGAACGTCAACCATCGATTTCGCGATGTCTGTTTCGAGATCTATTGTCGCACTTTGCGATTTCAAGATCACCGGGTTGGATAGTTCTTCCGTCAGTTCCAAAGGAATGTAGAAAAAATTATCCACGTCATGAAAGTCAGCTCGTGTTGCAGGGTCGACACCGTCGCGTACACTTTCCGCAAACTTCTCGACGTCGGCAGTCGAAACCGGTCCTCCTTGTTTTACGAACGCCCACGCCATCGGGATCCCGTCCGTGTTCACGAGAATTTGAGGTTCGCCAATTTTAGCGATCAAACGCGTCTTCGAGAAGAATCCGGCGCTCTCGCCCGCGCTTAGGCGCGCAAGAATAAATTCCGGATCGTAAACTTTGAGCGCCGGAAATTTGCCGAACAAACTCGCCGCTTTTCGTCGATGCTCTTCTTTCTCTTTCCCGCGTCCACCGCCACACCGCTTTTCTAGAAAAGCGGCTACATCGTCGAGTACTTGTTTCGTTGTTGTCATTGTTATTCTACCTTTGGTGCACCCCACGCTTGCCGATTTGTTTGGGGTTCCCATTTCCCCCCGTCGAGCTCGGTGCGTAAGGCAACGGGAAGTGTGTCGAGACTTCGCTGAGTTGACCAATGCAAATCGTGGCGCATTGCCATAAAAAGATCATAGCACATGTCGGTACGTGCTTTAATTTCCGCCCGTGTCGGATTATACGCGGGCGACAGAAGAATGGTCTCGCTGTGTAGGCGATTCTGATCTGTCTTGAACGAATCAGCTACGATTTGCACGAATGCCCTAAGCACAAATTGAAATTGTGCTTTGTTCTGAAGCATGTTCGCTAAAACTTCGTGTTTCTGTTTGTAAACCATTTCTTTACCTTCCCCTAAAACAACCGATTATTCAACCGGTACTGTAATACACCTACACAAACCGTGCGCCGGAGGGGTCTGCGTTGCGCCCGAAGAACCCGCCGACAAAGCGGTACGAAATGTACCGCGTTGATCTTCTCGCCCTACCGCACTTCGTACGATTGTCGCGATTAAAGGGCCAAGCTTCCCACCTCGCTCCGCCGGAGCGACATGAATTTTTCCGTCAGCTTCTCGATACCACGGTTGCTCTTCCATTAACCCGCGCTCGGGATCCGCGTTCGCCTGCGCGCGCGTGAACTGGTCGATCGCATCCTGCACGTAAAAACGCGTCCCGTGAAGAAATCGACACACATTACAGTTATGTACAACAACCCCGCTCACTTTAAAAGTATGCTCATCAGCAACCTGTAAATCGTAAGATGGTTTCCAAATTTTGGTAGCATCTAACACCCTTTCAACAAAAATTCGTTCGCCACTTCGCTCACTATTTTTGGTCGTTTGAGCAGTTTTGTTGCCGGAATTCTCCTCACCACAAAACCGGCGTTGCGTAGTTGATTGTCGCGGTGCTCGTCCCGTAGCCGTGTTTTTTTGTGCCAGTATTCCCCATCGATTTCGATAACTAAGCGGTCGTAAACTAAAAAATCTAGACAGTATCGCCGCCAATTTACTTCTTGTTGAAAAGCCGCGCCTAATTTCTCCAATTGCTTCCGCGCTAGCGCTTCCGGTTTTGTCTCGCCACAAAACTTCCGATAACAGCTCGGCGAGCAAAATTGTGCGTAGTGTGCTTGGCTCGGCTGCCTCCGCTTTTTCCGCCCACACGTGCGGCACGTTACAATAAACGGCGGACGTCGGCAAGCCTCCGAACAATGGCGCAAACCTACGCGTTTCGGCCTGAATTGTTTTCCACATCTTTCGCATACACGAAACGATAAACTGATACGGCACCTTCGAGAACAATGATATGTTTTCACACGATCCGCCCAAATACGCCGCGTTGAGAATGTCTTGCTGCACACCGCGCACACTAATTCCACGTATTGGTGTGCCTGACAATACTTGCTGCGCCCCGTAACGCGAATTTCGCAGATTGGACATATTCGTATATGTTGTTTCGAGTTCTTCCCCATCACTTAAATTGCCCGCCCCAACCCAACCACGCTTAGTTCGAAATAAATGATCCGATGTAACAACTAAACGTATTCCGGTTGAAAGTACCACATTTACCCAATTTTTGCTTTGTTTTACACGTGTCGCTTCAACTCTGCGAGCTTTTCCCGATCCAGCTATAACAAAATCACCGGGTTTTATCTCTTCAATATTTTTATCCCCCGACGGTGTCTCAACTTTTGTGCCAGCTTCAAAGCATGTCGCACCATCCATTACAGCTTCCCACTCGAACGCACGAATGTCGGCGTCGCGATAACCGGTAAGTTGCCCGTAACTACTCGCGCGCCCGACCGATACGTTAGCGAGCATGCGATAGTATTGTTCGGATCTACCGGTTACACGTTGCGCAAGCGCAGTGTGTAGCGCCTTCGCGATTTCGCGCTCTTCGAGACCGCGGCGTAATCCCCGAGCAATGATTGCCCGCGCGTCTCTTTCTTCCCACGCGCCCGCGCGTCGCGCGTAGTCGCCCGTAATAAAAAACGGCATTTGGCTTGCGATTCGTCGGACCGCGATCCGATCGGGTCGAGCAAAGTGCTCAGTAATTCCCAACACCGGCGCGCGCCGCGAAAGCTCACCTGTCGATATAAGAGTGACACCGGCGCTCGTTGTCGCCGCTTTCACTCCCACGTTGTCCGCTATCATCGACGCCGCAAGACGCGTTTCAGCAACAACCGCGTCTATTTGATCGGAGCTCATACTCTGCCAATCAACGTCGAGCATGTCGAGTGCCTCGTCGAGATAGTCGGCTTCCGCGCCGCGACCCGCGTTTAGTAAAGACTTCTGCAGTTTGTTGGCGATCTTAGCGCGGTCTACGCTTTTGAGTGGGTCGAGCGCTTTTCCGATAAGTACACGTTGCGTTACAAAAGGCCAGTACCAAATTCCCGAGCTTAGCTGTATCGCACCTTTCAGTACAATAACTTCGCCACCGAGCGCTTGCGCAATATAGGTTGAACGCTTATCGATATCGTCTTGATTCCGACAGCGCACCAATAACCGAGAACTCGGAGAAAATACCGCTAACGCGTGGCAGTTGTGAAATCTTGGCGGATCAAGAGCGAGCGTATCCGCCGATAGCTGTTTCACAACACGCCACGGCGGGCCTATTACCCCGTCGGGATAATTCAAGAGTGGTAGCGATTCACTGAACATTAGTACTTGTATCTTAACCACATTCCGCCGGTCGCGATGATTGACACGCTCGTACCTGTCCCAAGCACCATCGACGGTATACGGAACGCGACCAAATGCCCGTCCACAACAAAGTCAGCACTTTCTTTTTCGCGGATGAGTACGGTAGCCTCTTCGATCCATTCGCGCGCGCCGCCTGAAAGCGGTACAGCTTTTAAAAGCTGTACCGTAACCGAACCGGTCCCGCCGGGATTTGTCGCGAACTCCGGGCGAACTTGGATCTTTTCCCACGGGCGCCCGTCGAAAATGACGTCGCTCGGTGTCGGCTCATCGGATGGTAACCATGTGCCGGCGTCAGCCGCCACCGCCCCCGACCGACAAACAGCGCGACCATTGGTGTTGTACAAATAAACGTATGGATTAGGCATAACTATTCCTCCTCGACCTCTCCCGAATTATCCGTCGGATTCGGTTGTGTGCCGCCACCGGAGGCCGGTTTTTTCTGCCCCGCCGCGCGTTGGCGCGCTTCATTGACTATTTGCTGCAGCGCTTCGTCGTTTCCTTCTTCGGTTGTACCTTCCGGAAGCCAACCGGCAAGCGTAAGCTCAATTGGTTGCTGTGCCCATATAAACGGAAGTGCAGGGAAAGAGGTGCCGAGCGCGTCGGCTAGAACCTCGCGAGCTTCATTAATTGTAACTACGTTAGCTTTCACCAAACGCTCGATAATCGAAGAAACAACGTCAGGGTCGCGCGTGCGGTTACCGGAAGTCTTGAAACGCCACAAAGAGATCCCCAACGCGGGAAGAATCTTCCTGTTTAGCAACGCGTCGAATTCGCCTCGTTCCGGCGCAAAGACTTGCTCTTCTGCAAAGCGCAACGCGGCCATTGCTGTTGACTTATTAAAGTCACGGATATCACCGCGCATTATCCGCGGAAGTCGAAACGCCGAACCTATCTTATCGATATTCCGCTCGTCGTATTTTTGGAATTGCCCCTCTGCAAGTTGCGTGTCCGTCAAACGCTCGAATTTGATTGTGGGTTGTGTGGCTACCCCCGAAAGTTGTTGAGCATCGGACGCGACCGCTTCGATGATTAACATCTTGTGAAAGTTCTGTCGCCCCTTGACGTGATCGCGAATGTAGTTTTCGATAACACTCACATCGTCGCGACCGATACGCCCACCTTGCACGAGAAGAGCCATAGGTGGGATTGCCTTGTTATCGAAGTAGTCGTAATTCACTTCGTCGGTCGCGCGCGATCCGAGCACGCTTAGTAAACTTCCCACCCATCGCGGAATACCGTACGCTTCGCCGGGACGCGGTAATTTGAAATGAAGGATTTCGTTTGCCGGCGCATCGCCGAGCATCATGTTAGCCTCGAAATCTTCCATTGTCGCGTAGACCTTACCGGTATCTCGAGAAACTACACGCGGATCGCCGTATTCCTTAAAGTAGACAGCCCGTTGACCAATTGCCTGAACGAATCGTCGGAAGAATCGATACTGTGTGACTGTGTTTTCCTGTAAGTGCCCGATTTTAACGGTATCTTGCACTTCGATCGGTTGGGAGTCGATCGCTAAAAGTCGCACGTGAGTAGCTGGCACAAGTATCGCTCGAGCGATAGTGCCCTTTTTATCGCGCAAAATCTCCCAATACGCGTTACCTGTGATCTCTAAATGTTGCCGTGTTTCTCGGCGAAGCGACGTAAAAGATCCGTCAGGATTGATAAATTGGAAAAAGTTTCTAAGCTGTAACTCCTCGAGGTGAGATTGTCGCTTCAATACGACAATTGCCTCCTCGACCGCGACATCGTCCGGCATTTCGGCAGTACTATCCCCGAGTCCGAGCCACATTGCTTCGCGAACCTTTTCAAGCGTATCCGATGAATCGAAGTCAAAGACCGGTTCGAGCCGATAACCTAACCCGTCGATATTTGTCGCGTATGCCTCGACGTTTTGGTTTAGTGCGCTCGAGTTTTCCGCGATACGCATAAGCAAACGCGGGTCGTACGGTGGCTCAAGTACACGAGCCTTCCCGAAGATCTCTTGTAATTTTTTGGACATATCGTCTTGTTGAGCGGTTGGCATTGCAATGCTGGTATCGACAACCCGCGCTTTGACAATTAGTCCGTTGACTTCTTCTTCACTTACTCGTGTGGCCATAGTTCTTTTTATCCTACCACTTTTGCGCCCATCCGTGTAACCTTCGTGGATACACGGCGAGCCAATTCACGACAAAACCACGAGGCCATCAATCGATCGCCTGTATGGCCGTTCGGATCGTAAAATAGCATTTCCTGAATCCATTGGCGCATTTGTGGACAAATAGCAACCCCACCTTTACTCGGAATCGCCCAAAAAGCATTCGCAAATTCGGCCGCGAGCGACTCGACGCCATACGCCGGATTAGCTTTGTTCTTCCCTGTAGTGAACGGTATGATTGGAACCACACCACCCATTTCGATAGCGAACTGCAAAATAAAATGTTGTGCCGCGTTGTTTTCAACAAGCGCCATACTACCGAAGCGTTTGATTGTGCTCAAGATATTACGCACAATTTCCGGTCCTGTCCACTTGCCGGCAAGAATTTCGACAGGTTGTCTCGTTCCGTTGGGATGCATATAAACCGTGAAAATGACTGTTTCGTCGGCCGCCGAGTGACGCTGTACCGCCAAGTCAACTCCGGTAAGAAACTGCCCCGCGATCCCCACTTCCATTCGATTCAGCACATCCATTGCGTCGGCGAGCTCGGGACTATCTTCCGAGAACCAAGCCGGAGGGGCAAGCTTTGGGTGCTTGCGGAAAAAATCGAGAGCGCTTGTTGCTGGTTGACACTTCTCGCCGGCTTCGAGACACTGATCGATCCAAGGTTTTTGGAAGCGCGCTTCGGCGTCGTCGCGTGCCTGACAAAGCATTTGTCGCGCAAACTCGAGCGGTCCGAGCTCTGTTCGCTTTAAATCGATACGATCTTTCGGCCACTGTTCGGGCCACATCGGTACGCCGACCTTATCCTCGACGGGGTATTTCATACAATACCATCGCGGTTGTGCAGCCAAACGATGCAAGATATCTTCGGGGTGCCATGCGGTCCCGATAACGATTACCCGCGCGCCTGACGTTAGACGCCCGACGATAGTTGAATGATACCAATCCCACACATCTTGACGCGCCCGCGGTGTGCGCGTGTTTTCGAAGTCAAGGATATCATCCATAATTACGAGATCGAGCCGCGCACCGAGTATGTTTCCGTGCACACCTACCGCGCGCACAGAAGGATCCTTCTTCGGAATCTTACGCTTTACGGTAATTGCGCCGGATGTCCACGGCGCGTCGGGAACTAAACCGGGAAATACCGCGTGCAGCGCTTCGCTACCCGCAATGTATTTTGCTATGGTATCAACACGATCGCGCGCTTGTAGAAACGTGTTAGAAACAATCGCTACGCGTAATTCGGGATTGCGCCCCAATTCGTGCAAAACGCGCCCGATAGCCATTTGCTGTGATTTCCCGCTTTCCACATGTGCATACAAAATCACACGATCATGACGATCGCACGCATCGTGCCACTCTTCATGACACGCGCTCTGTAACACCGGCCGACCAGTCTTTTCGTTTACTAAAACTAGTTCTAAAAACGTGTTTATGTCGGAACGCCCCGCGGTAATCCGAGCTCTTCGGGCCGATTCGGCAATTACGACCGGATCCGTGGCGTTTACTAGACTGTTCATAATGCAAGAGTAGCACTATAGTGCACGAATTGCTACACTTACCACATGGAACAAATAGTCAAAATTGCGCTCAATTGCTCGAGACAACTCGAAAAAGCGCTGCGATCAACAAGTCGAATTACGCAAAACGCGACGCGTCCTTTGTTGCGAACAGCACACCAAAAAATACTATCGATAAAGTTGGGGAAGTCTGCCCCGAAAGAGCTCGAGCTCCGCGAAATTGACGCCGCGTTAAATCTCGTGCACGACACAGTATGTGAAGAATGCGGGGGCGAAAGCCCGACGCCGGAACTCACACAATTGGGAAGTTTAATAACCGCCGCATTTCCCCCACTTTCTATCCCTCGAGAAAAAGCAAAACCGACGATTCGCCTCGCATCACGACAATGAACAATCTCGCTTTCAAGTGCGCCGAAGAAGTAGAAAAGTACCTCGGTCACCTTCACAATGTCGCAATGAAAGTACAAATTGGAGCGGCCCGGACAATATGGTTAAAAGCTCACCGTGCTTTTCAAACTGCACGGTGCGAAACCAGACGACGCCGAGCCGATAGATTGACTACCCAATTGCAAATACTCGCTCAAAGCAGTAAAGAACTTTGCGATCTCGCGGAAGAGAGTAAGCAGTTTCCGGAAGTGTGTGCCGCGGCTCGGCGCGCCATAGACAACTTGACGCGCGCGCTTAATGTATAGGGGATATATTCACAAAATTGTTGCTGATCTACTTTCTGCGTTTGCGCAGACAGGATTCTTTTACGGGTGGGCACACAAACAACCACCCGAATTTCAAATACTCACAATTCGCACCGCAATGCTCAGCACAAAAAAGCGCTTTCAAAAATACCCACCGAAGCCGAACTCGTGCGCGCTTTTGAAGGATGTAATCGACGCCGCTACGATTCTTCGGAATGATTGGGTAGACGGCAATGCAAGAGCGGAACACCTTCGCCAAATCGATCGTCAATTAAGAATCGTAAAACAAGAGTACAAAATCCTTTCAGCCGCCAAGGTTCTAAAACGTGCAAGATCAATTATCGACTGACGATGTCCGCGAAAACCTTCGCCCACTCGTCGACGCTTCTATTCAACTTATAGACCGAATGCACGCACAATTCGGTGCTCCCCTTGGAGAGTCTTCTATTCGCCTCTCGCGCGCACGCGCGCACGGAGCGGCGAAAACAGCGTCCCCTATGGCGTTCCTAACCGAATGCGTAAACTATATCGGCACGCTTCGCGGACTTTATAAAATGCGAAAAATCGCGTACCCCGCACGACCCCTCGAGAACGAGCTCTTTGAGCTGTTCAAAACGTATCGTGTGGCGCACATTCTCATAACCTCGAAGGAAACACCCCTATGGTAAAATCAAAACTACGCCAAAAAGAACCGCAATTTCAGACACAAGATCTTACTTTCAAGCTCTCACTGATAGATATAAAGCTAGGAATTCACCACGTTTTTCACCTGTACCGCGACATGGTAGACAACGCGATCCGCGCATCGGAATTTCTCGATTACCAACGCTATCATATCGTCAGTCCGCACACGATCAAAGACGCACGTATTACGCCCGAAGCGTCGCGAGCTTACTTCGAAGCGCGAGACAGTATTTCAACGCCGATTTGTAACGGCACGGATGATTACCACAAATACGTACAAGCGCTTTCTGCCACGATAAAAGGCGTGATCGGTTTACGAAAGTTCGCACGCAAAGGAAGCGCCCTACACGAACAGCACATTGATAAGTTTCTCGAAGAGGCGAAAGCGCTCGTAGTTGCGCTACGCTTGACTGACGGAGAGACTACGCTTTTTTGAGAATCGACGTCGCGGAGTAAACGCGCTTCGATCCATCAATCCCGAGAAAGTCGAGTAGCGCGACGTACTCGTCGGGATCTTTGTAGGTAATTGTAATCTGTTGTTTCTCTCTCTTCTTTGCCGGTTTCTCGTCGAGAGGTGGCGCAGAAGTGATCGCGCTGCAGTCAATCGGTTCGATAAGCTGAGAGATCTTGTCGCTGTCTAGTCCAGTTATGGATAAGTCATACCCGTTCGTGTCCAACGTGCTTATCAAGTCGCCGAGAATATCGTTGTCGATAACCGACAATTCCGACGCGATGTTGTCCGCGATCAAATCAGAAATCTCGGCGTCTTCGTCGTCGTAATCTTGAATGTCTACCGGAATGGCCGACAACCCTAAGTGTTGCGCCGCCAAAAAGCGCCCCTCACCGCGAGTAAGCCGGCCGCTACGTGCGCTGACGGTACAAGCCAAGCGCCACCCGTTCCCCTTCAAAATACGCGCCAACACGTCGATTTGCGCGGGCGGGTGTTTGTTGGGGTTATGGGGGTGGCGTTGCACTTCGCCAATTGGCATAATCCGGGTGTGCTTGCAGTACACCGGAATACCGTCGATCGTAATTCGAGTGCGTTTCTTGGCCATTGAATTGCTCTAATGATCGTTAGAGTTGTTTCTGTACAATTCCATAGCAGCGCGAGCTTTGAATTGAATCGCGCTCGTGCCGCCGGTTTCTATCCATACATGCGGACTCGCGTGATCGTCCTTGTCCGCCGTGTAATCGTTTTCGTACGCGTGGCACAACTCATGCACGATTGGCTCACCTTGTTCGCTAAAAATATCCGCCAAAGGCATAAGAGATCGAAGCCGCACGCAAACGGTAGGGATTTCGGGACCCCAAAACCAACAAGTCGTACGCGAGATACAAGCACCCGAATGCGCGTAATGTTCGTAGTGCTTTTTCCCACCTTGGCTCACATACGTATCGTTGTCCATTATTTGCACTATTATGTGCTTCGTCGCCTTGAACGCATCGGGATTGATTCGAAGAGCGTCCGAAAAAGCATCCCTAACCACATCGTTGACAACGCAGCAATAACGCGCCGTAGCATTCCCGAGCTCTTTCGAAATGGTCATACCGGTTTTGCTTCCAACTATAAAAGTCGCCTTTAGACCATTAAAAACACCGGTGTAGCGCTTGCCTTTGAAAAACTTCGGCTTACCGCCCATCAATACCAAAATAATTCCGAACGCGATCAGTGCCGCACCCAACAAACACAATGTAACTATTGCCCCTACTGACATGACTCACCTTCCTTGTATGCTTCGAAAACAATACGTTTCCAACTGTCTATGAATGAAATAATCGCTTTCCGACCATCCGGATTCGCTGAGATCACCACATAGTCGAAAGTTGGATCATAGCCAAGCCGTTCCAACCATCGAAGAAATTCCATAACCGTCTCGTTTTCTCCTAAATCATGATCGAGATATAGTGTGTGCGGTACGCCATGACGTCACACGTAAAACTTTGCCTGTTCGCCATCGCGTGCCCATAAAAGCAACGCATCGCGAGGCGCCACAACTTGCTGATCGGGATTCCTTTCATCGTCGATCCAAAGACTGTATTGCATAAGACCTCTTTCGTATTATACCACCGGTGAGATTGCCACCTCTTGCTTTACGGCGTCCGGCGCCACCGCCCGCGCGCGTTGTCGACCACAGGGACCGCGCGATCTCCCCGCTAGAAGGTCTCACCCATGTACACCCGGTCTGTCACGTTTTTCGTGCGATGTCTGGTAAATGGGCACACTCGGGAACGTAACACCCGCCATGATGTCCGATTAACCCTCGCTTTCATCGGACAAGACGTAAACTTCTTTTGGCTCTTTAATTTCGACGTCTACCTCGTTCTTGCACTGTTCTTGTGAAGCGAGCCATTCGCAGAATAGGCGCCACATGTGCACCGAGTAAACCGCGAAATCGCGAAACGCATCGTACGCGCTCTCGTTCAAAAGCCGCCTTTTGAGAATGAACGAAATGATCCGAAAGCGTTTGTCGTCGAGGCGCGAAAGCGTGTTTTGCCAACCCGGCAAACCCCACGCTTCGGACGCCTTAAGATTCGCGAGTGGATCTTCGTCGCTCCCATAGTCGGCACCCTTCTTTCGTTGCATCGCCCACATTTTCATAATCATCGTTTCGAACGATGGTCGAGCGGTACGTGGTTGCGGCTCGAGAAGGGATCGGCGCAAACCGGCAATAAACAACTCGGGGGTAACTTCCGACGCCGGATCGTTGAGTTGTTGTTGAAGCCTCCGCGGACCTTCCGCGACTGCTCTCATGATTTCGTCAGGCACCCAATCGGACGCCTTCCCACCGACCTCGCTTACCAATTTTCCAAGTGCGTGCAAAAGCGCATACGCCGCGTTGTAACGACGCGCCTCGCAAACTAGCTTTGCGATAATCTCCAAAGCCTTCGTAAATGCAACCGGTTCCATACCTTCTGTGTCTCCTTTTCGATAGTTTCTTTATTTTCGTCGATAGCTTATCGATAGTTCAGATCGACGATTGATTTCTTTCTTCGCACATACACCGCATACGCGCGAAAGGAACGGCGTAATCGTACAAGTGCAGTCCCTTACTTTCGGCGATGAGCTCGCCGTCTTCGACGCCGATCTGCCCCGCCATATACTCTTTCAAATGCTGAATCGCGGCCAGATTCGCCGGGAATCCTCCCCACAAATCCCACGATCGGAAGTAAACTACAAAGTGCAGTTTTCCGTCCTGAATCCGTGTGTCGATTGAGCGAAGGCAATTATGCGCGCTTACACCGTAACATACATACGAATTATCTTCTTCAACTTCGAGATTATAAACCAACGTGTCAGCACACGTTAATTGTGTCTTTTCTTGAATACGCCGATTAACAGCATACGGTGAAACCCAACCTGGCGTAGTACTTTTTTTAGGAAATTTGGTAAAAGACAAAATAAAGTATTCTCTCCCGCCTGTAATTTTGCGACCGTCGATACATCCTTCTTTGCTTATTAAACGACGCACGCTCGGAAAATGACCAAGTTTGCCCAACGCAAGTGTAAAAAAATCTTTCAAAGCTTCGGAAGACGTCGCCACTGATACATAACGATTTTCTTTGCGGCTATAACCATCACCTAACACCCAACCATTAACAAGCGCTTGTAATTTATCCAACGATAGCGCTAGCAATACCGGAGCTAATTTTTTAGTTCTAGCACCCTTACCAAAATGTGATAGAAATTGACGCTCTAGAGTTACAGAATAGAGCGTTTGTCGCTGTGTCGATCCTTCGCGTACAACTAGTTTACCTAAATTACCAAGTTTGTGCTTGCCGGTAATTCTAGCAATTTCAGCAAGTGCAAAATCACCATTCGCGTGACAACCTAAATTAAAACGTAGTCCATTACTATAATCACCTTCTGCAAGCCAAAGACCTGCTAAAAACCACATATCTTTATCCCATACACGCAAATCTTTAGGAATTATAGCTAAATCATCGTGTACTACAGGTGTAATAAGTGTGTGGTCAATTTGCAATATTTCCGCATTAACCCACGATGTTGTGTATTTACGATACAATTCTGGACATTGCTTTCCGTGTTTACTATAAGTAGCCTGCTTTTTACATAGTGGCTTACAGTTTAACTTACGATCATAAGGACATTTAGCTGAGTTAACTGCAAGAAACGGGTGCTCAGCCGTCGACACAACTGGCTTATAGAGCCCACCAATTTTATGAATAAACAAATCACCAGTATATTTACGCGTGTGTACATTTGTCACTCGTCGCCAACGGCCATTATGTGTTAATACCAAGTCACCGACAACAACCTCCATAATTTTTTTCACACCGCCAGCAGTCACTACCGGAGCACCCGGTAAAAAGCACGGAGGATCTTTCAGAAGAAGATCGGTCGGACTTGCTATTTGCATCACCATTTGATTGTTTCTGTGCCCGTGGTTTTTATATGTCTCGATTACCCACTCGATCTGATTCATGTACACGCCGTTACCATCGAAAAATATCACGGTCCCGTCGACCGCATGCGGTACCGTCAATTCTGCTTTCGGGTAAGCCGTGAGCTGTTCGACGATGTGTTTAAGAGGTGCTTTCGTGAGACGTTCGCCATACGTGTACGCCTCACCCGGTTCTTTACCCGGCGTCATAAGATATTCGATGTACGATCGTGAGTACCCTTCCCCGCCGTAAAGATACGCCTCCTCGACCGGATTGGGGATGTTGTATTGCGCGGGAATATCGGGCAGAAGTGGCTTGTTTCCGGGAAAAGTGACGTGTCCGACAAAGTAATCATATTCAAGCCGTTTCTGCCCCGCATACGATCCCTTGTCGATCGTGAACTCGCGGCCGTTTCGAAGAATGTTGTACACGGCTTGAAACCATAAGTCAGGTAAGTCGCGCGCCACAACTGTTTGAATGTTTAGCATTTTTAGTAGTCTCCTATGACCAATACACGTACAGTACTGGCCGCAAAGATTGTTTGATCGCTTCAACGTCGTTGAAACACCCCTTACGATCCATGTAGGTTAATACCCACAAAAGTTCTACCGGGAGCGCCGGCCGCCAATCGTTCAACAAATGCTCGAGAAATTCACCCGTTGCGTACGGCTTGATTTTCTTTGACCAACGGCCAACAAGTTGATTGTAAAAACCGCCATCTATTCGAGACGGGATATCGTTATCTCCCGAGTGCGTAGTGTGCGAGTTAAACTCTCGCTCTGTTTCCGTCAACTTTTTGAGCGCCGGCCGGACTTTGGGACTTGGTTCGCGCACGCGAATCATTGAACCCGTGTACGGATATATGCCACACAAACTACTCAACTCGCGCACGCGCGAGCGCGAGTTGCAAAACGCGGTTTCTTCAACGTAATCGAGAATGTCATCGTAGCGTGACCACGATTCCACACACGAAAACGGACGAAACACCATAACGTTTCGTAAACCCCCCTCGTCTTCGTAAACCACCGCATCCGAAAACGAGAGTTTCTTCGTCGCTAAAAACTCGTGCAACGCCGGACCGCGTAATCGCTTTTTGCGATCGCGAAGGTAGCGCATAAGAAAAAGCCCCTCGTCCATGTGGTGATCGCGCACAGATTCCCGCGGCCGCCCTTCGCGCACGGCTAGGTGCGCCAATAGCCTACGATTGCATTTGATCCATTTGTAAAATCGCGAAACTGTGAGAGCCCCCACCTCACCCCCATCGTCAGAATATCGCGGGTACCGAAGTTTGTCGATACATTCCATATTCAAACGAGGATCGACAACGCGGCCGCGCTTATGTTGGATATCGGTCAATCCGTAGCCGATTACTTTGTGAACTCGAATCCCCACCGGCTTACCCTTTCTTTCGCCGAATGCGCACATAGCAACGCGCCGCAATCGGATCGCCGTCGTCGAGGTAGTAGTAGATCCGCAACTTGGCGTATATCTCCGCCAAGCCTAAGCAAATCAAACTCCAATACGAGACGTACACATTGATAAAAATCTCTGTGTTTTCGCCATCAACAAGACAGACGTCTTGCATGAAAGGAATCCGAAGATTCTTGATCTCTTGCGTGAGGTTTTGATACGCCTGCGTACGACGCACGTTAACTAGTTCGCGAGATAAGCACTGCTTACGTTTGGGCATGGCTACCTTTCGAAAACTGATTTTGAAGCGTTTAGCTTACGCGTTTCAGATAGTGAGAGAAACGAGAAATCCCGGCCGCGGTGTCGAGAAGTGCCGAGCAAAATGTAGTTGCCGAAACGCGCGACTCGGTGGCCGCGGTGTCGACGCGCGCCTCCAATTTATCGTGTAGCCAAATCGCGAGTTTTTGATCACGCACTTCTTCTTTCCCGATGGTGAAAGGTGGCGCCGCCCGCAATCGACCTCGTATACCGACACCCGATCGTAAGATATCGTCCGCCCACGGCTTAACCTGTAAACCAACACGCTCCGCCGCTATCTCGTAAGCCTCGAGTTGTTGCGGCGATACCCGTAGTGTAATTTGTCTGCTCATAATATCCCCACTTTGTACAGATTCAGACTATTTGTGCATAATAATTTCACGAACGTTCGGAAGAACCGACACGCCGTTAAGTATCGGCACATTCCACGGTGCGAACTCACCTGTACGCCTGTTCACGAATTGGACGTGGTAGCCGTTCGTGTGATCTGTCGCTTGTGTGTGGAAATAATACGGCTGAACTTCGCAAAGGCAACCGCCACACCACGCACCGATCGCGACCTTGTCGGCCGCACGCTTGACGTACGACTGCGATCTGTGGTTGTGCCCGTGCACGACGTTTGCACCGTATTTCAGAAGGTGGTTGTATGCCGGGTGCAACCCGCACGCGAATCCGTGAGTGAACAAACACTCACCGAGACGAATCAAACCCGGGTCGGATAAACCGCAATGACACTCGTGCCCCGTAAAGAACTTGATCCCACGTTGTGCTAAGTGCAAAGCGTGTTCCGGTCCGTACGTTTCGAGAGCATGCTTGATGTCGTCGGGATGCTTAAAGGTTTCGATCGCCCACCGCTCGACGCGCCGCTCGTGGTTGCCTTGCATGTAGTACAAATCAGCATTCGGGCAACGCGCTTGTACCAAATCGAAAAAGTCCGCGGCCGCCTTGCGATCTTCGGCTAATGACTGCGACAACTCTTTCATGTACATGACTTGAAAGCGCGATATCACACTTCCACAATCCATATGGTCGCCGAGAAATACGACCTCTTCGGGGTGTAGCACCTCGAGGTCATTCAAAAACGCGTCGCGTGACGGGATGTCGATATGAATCCCGTGGGTGTCAGTGATTGCGACGCGCGTATAGAACTTCCGCGAACTTTTCTTCTTCGGTGCCTTTCGCACTTTCGGCGCGACGTAAGTGCTTCCCCACAACTCGCGCGCTTTTTCGAGACCGCGCACGAGAGCTCTATTTCTTTCCTCGAGGTGTTGAATTCGCCGCTGTAATGCGAGAACTTCCGCCTCGTGCTTGTTGCCAAGCAAATCGTCAATAACGCGTTTCGCCTTCCTAACGTTGTTACTTTCGCGCATAGCTTTGCCGTCCTAATTGCTTCGCGATCTTGTACAACGAATTACGTGTGGTTTGAAACCCGATTTTCGCAAGTGACTCGACAGCGTCGTCGGTCGAGATGTACATGCGAGAGTTTCGTAACACTGAATCGTTGTGCTCGAAGATTTCGCGTAGCATCGCTTCCGCATTTTTTGGAAGCTTTACTTGGGAATCTTTCCGTTTCTTATCAATCAATTCCTGAATCACAGTTTTTGCTTTTGCCATGTGCTAACTCCTTGTTGGATACCCAACCTACAAGTCGCACATTGAAACCGCATATTTTAGACTAAAGCGGTGTGCGACTATTGTCAAATCACAACCCCCTGAAATTAGTAGTTTCTCACCTCCCACGGAATCATATTCCGTCCGCGCAAATCACCTAGCGTGTGGTCGTATACGCTCAACTCAATGACGTGGTTTGGGTACAGCTCGATCAATGCGCAAAGATCATCCCAACTCGCCGGAGTTAGTAGATATTGCAATATAAGCCGAGCACGCAAACCATACATGTGCTCGCCGCCTTTTTGCAACGCTTCCCGCATCGGCAACTTAAGCCTAGAATGATAAAAGTGCCAATCGTTAGGCGCTACTACTTGAAGCTCGCCGTTTATAATTAGCCTATCATCGGGCGCCATTTCGCAAATCGTCATTAGCTTAGGATCGCGCCCGTCAGCGATCCACGCGCGCACGCGCTCCGCCACCTGCAGCCGCGGAATGTAGTACTCACACGGTCCGCGACCACCTCGCGTCGAGGTGTAGCGAATACCCGCATCACACGGGCATCCGTCTTTTTCAAATGCTTTGAGCGAAGGCCACGTGCGTAACTTATTTCCGAAGCCGCCGGCCGCCCAAAACGGCGCCTCTATTCGTTTACTTGTCAGTATCGGTAGCTTTAGTGATCTCATCCAAAACCCTCTCTTGTGCACCGTCTTCCCCGAGCTCAACGCTTGTCATGTGACAGCGCAATCCGTGTTCGAAACCGTCAAGCCATGAATGCTCGTGCGATTTGGGCACAAAAGACGCGTGCCGACCTCTGCCACCATGAAGCCGCTCGTGATAACCTTTCAATTTCTCGAGTACCTCGCGCGCGAGAGCGGCCGGAGTCTTGTCTAGAATCTTACAAGGTACGATCGGATCTTCAGTGTGGAAGATAAAGCGCCCCTTCGTCCAATCAAAACCGGGCGCCGGCCGCGTGAGATTAACCATAATTCGCGTCGGGATCCCACCGTGCGCCGTTTCGACCACAACCCTGTCGTCTCGGTGACGCTTAACGTATATCCCGAGCATGTCGTACAATTCGCCTAAAGTCATACTCAACCCCTTTTTGTTTTAGTGTTTTTCAGAATTTATAAAGCACCTTATAAAACAAGCGCGCCCCGCGTACAGCAAAAGCCCAAAAACAACGCTTAAGTGCGCACACACGGAACAAATAACGTAAACCGACATTACCGCGTTAAACAAGTCGAGCATGGTTACACAACGTCGGACGCGAGACCGAGCTCTCGAATCTTTTTGATGTACAGATTCTCACAGTTTCGGCAGTCAGCGCACGCAAACTTCGTCGCGTCAGCGCCACACGTGTAGACGTATGGATTACTCTTGTATCGAGCTACCACCATGTCCCACACTTCAGGATTGATAACCCAATACTCGTTTAGCGTTCGACCGCGATAAGCGTAAAACGAGTTGTGCGTCGCGGGAATCGGGGTCTCG